CGCTAGAATGGGTGCTACTGCTAGCCCATTTCCTATTACAGAAAGGAGCGACGTCATGCCACACGGTGCAATGGACAGCTACACTTATCTCCAACGGGTAGGGAAATTCTACCTGAACGGGAACCAAGTGCAGTATTCTAACAACGTGTTTAAGGACGGTACAACCCGTTATCCAGCTTCGGTCAGTAACCCTTTGATCTTTGGTTACCGAGCACCGTCGGGTTATTACACGACTGTGTTCCGCTGGGAAACGTCGGAGTGCGCTTTGAAGTGGGATTTCCCGCTTTACGGCCTTGTGTATGAGTCTAAGGGGCAGCTGTCCAGTTATGAACAGCCGCACCAAGAAGCTGATGCACAGCTCGATCCGAGCCTTGCGACTGAGGTGTTGAATAAATGTCTTTCTCAGATGCTTGAGGACGATGTGGCGTTCAATGCCTTTATGTTGCAAGGTAAACAGTCTTTGAGAATGGTCGCAGACCTCGCGACCGGAATTGCACATGGGATTGACAAACTCATGATCGCTAACTTCAAACGTCCTAAGAGTTTTAGGAAGTTTCTCGCTAACGCAGGAGATAAGGCAATCAGCAATTTCTCAAGTAAGTACTTAGAGTATCTGTACGGTTGGAAACCGCTCGCCGATGATGTCGAGAACGCATTTCAGTCTATGATAGACGGGTACACGGGCCCTGAACAGAAAACGTTCAGAATGCGCGTGCGCAAGTCGAAGAAGACTACCCGGGACCTCGTTGTCACGAGACCCGTGGGTGCGTACTGGACTGAGAACTGGAGTTATGAGCAGACAATGATCCGGGAAAACCGGGCAAAAGTCGTCTTGAACTATCAGTTCCCTTCACAGGCAGGTGAGATGCTCCCCGCGATGACTCCCTTTGGCACTGCCTGGGAGTTGGCACCGTGGACTTTCGTCTGGGACTGGTTTATTCCCGTCGGCGATTGGATTGGCGCTATGGAGGCAACTCAGTATGCTGTTTACATGCATGCTGGGGTACTTACTCAAAGCGTCAAGGTGACGAGTCAACCTGGATCGGGTAGCAGTTGGACGCATATTCAGACAGCAGGTGCTGGGTCTGGATGTACGTATACAAAACCCCCGGTTTCCACAGGTCAAAGTTTCATAATGACTCGTGAGGTGCTAAGTCGATTAGATATCCTTGACCGGATACGCTTCCCCGACTTCTCTAGCAAGTTTGGCCTTCCTCAGGCCTCACAAGCACTAGCCCTGCTTTCGCAGGTCCTTAAGAAGTGGTTCTAGTCACGCCACCCTTCAAGCCAAAAGGATAACCTAAATGGCCATCACGCTCAACAGCAAGACGTACAACTTCATCGGGTTTGACCGCAACGGGACATCGGTGTATCAGGAGACGAGCGGTGGGTTCCCCACCAGCTTCTCGTACCTGACGTGCCGCGTGTTCCCGTCTTCGGCCAAGGGCCCGGCGAAAGTGCGTTGGCGTCTCACGATGCCGGTTGTGGCGCCGGCTGACACTGGCTTCACGCAGGCCGGTACGATCCTCCGTACGTTCACGTACGATGAGGGTCGGATCGACGTGCCTGGAGACAGTGCCAGCGCGGAACGAACGGACTTCTCGGCCAGGATCACTGGTCTGGCGGCGAATGCGCAGTATCTCGCGTCCATTACCGCTCTGACCCAGCCCTCGTCGTAACAAGTTCACAACGTCCCGTTTCAAACAACTTTCATTAACAGGAGTAACTGTGTGAACAGTCAAGACGGTCGCTGCACTGCAGCGTACGAAAGCAAAGCTTTTCCCTATTTCAGCATCAACGTTTCCCGAGACGTCGAACAGATTGACGAGAAACCTGGTGAGTACTTGGCCATGATTCATCGGCTGAGGACTGCCAGGAAGTTTCGCTCTTTGCTCGACGTGCTCGAAGTTGATGTTGACGACGCAGGCGGGTTCCATACGTCC